AGTATTAAATGGCAACCCAACGAGCGACCTCTTGACCCCAAGCCTGTGGCGCATCACAGACTTATCGAGGGCAGTAATGAGTATGGCAAGTACTTCGACGTCAAGCTATATCAGACTATCATGGCGCGGTTTTACGAGCCCAAGGTAGAAGACGGCAAGCGTGTCGAACGTAGGTTGTACATGGGTCACTCATCGCAGACCAGTAAGCAGTTCATGTACTACACACTACGCGTTGACGTTGGTGCGAACAGACAACGTGATAGCGACGACATGTACAGCGACGAGTCAATCATCATGCCCATCTACACCGAGCACTTCATGAAAGATGAGGGTGTGCCGTTCAGCTTAGATTCTTATTGGGTTGACGGCGTGCTAGACCCCACACGCTCACGCCACACACCACACTACCGACTAGTCGCGGACACCGATGTCCGCAAGTACAAGGCAAAGGTTGCCGCACACTTCGAGCCATACATCATGCTTGCACAGATGCGTATGCCAGAGTTCAAAGCTTCGTGCGACATCAACTATCGCCTCGGACAGAAGTTCGGTGGTGAGGGATTCAATCGTGCCTACTACATGGCGATACAAGAGATGTGGACTGACCCCGAGCCACGACAAGGGGACATCGATGTGTTCTTTGCGATGTGTCAGAAAGCCTACGACATCATCGCATCCAAGCGCGGTATGCAACAGGCCGACTTTCAGGTAGGGGGCTCTTGGTATAGCCGACAGAATGGTAATCAAAATAGCACAGTCGACGAGCTAGCTAAGCCTATCGAGACGACTGAGTTCAGGCGTGCCATCCTTGACAGGATACACAAATACGTTGGTAGCAACACAATGAAGAAACCAGAGGAGGTGAAACAATTCCCGAAACATTCTGAATACCCACGTTCTAATATTCACACCTGAGTTACCTCAGGGTTTCCGCTAGGTTGTCAAGTCTTTGACAACCTATGCTATAATTCTTTCAAACAAAACAGGAGAAGCACTATGAGCTATGAGAAGATGACTCTCAATCAGAGAGTCCAAGCCGCAAACATTGACTGTATGCGTCACCCTAAATTCGCTTTGCTGTCTGGCGTCATCATGCTAGGCAAGAGCGAAGTGTCAGACAAGATACCTACTGCCGCTACCAATGGTCGTGACAAGAAGTATGGTGCTGACTTCATTGCTGTACTCAACCGCAAGCAGATGCGCTACCTTGTACTGCACGAGAACTTTCACGTTGCACTCAAGCATTGCATCTTGTTCAAAGAGTACACACGCAAGATGCCTAAGCTTACCAACATCGCACAGGACTATGTGGTCAACGCACTCATCGAGGAACTTGACCCTGACTTCAAGTTTGTCGAGCGTCCTACTGAGTCGTTGCTCATTGATCGTAAGTACTTCGGTTGGTCATTCCCTCAGGTACTCAACGATCTACTCAAGCAGGGCAAGAAGGAACCTGACAAGGGTGACAAGGGCGATGGTGGTGGCGGTGACTTCGATGAGCCCCTCGATGCGCATGAGGATGGCGAGTTCGATGACAACCCAGTCGAGCAAGACAAGCTAGGCAAGCAGATCGACGATGCCAATCGTCAGGGCGAGATACTTGCACGCAAGCTCGCAGGCAAAGAGGGTGGTGGTCGTGACATCTTAGGCACTGCCAAGGAACGCACGACTGACTGGAAGGAAGCATTGCAGGAATGGATTAGCTCTATCTCTGCGGGCGATGACAACTCACGCTTCTGTCCTCCCAACAAACGCTTGCTCGCTTCGGGCTTCGTTATGCCATCACACTTCACTGAGTCTGTCGGTGAGCTTATCCTTGCTGTTGATACATCGGGCTCTATGTATCCTTACTATCGTCTGCTGTTCGGTGAGATCGCTCGCATCTGCAACATCACCAAGCCTGCGGGTGTGCGTGTGTTGTGGTGGGACACCAGTGTATGTGGTGACCAATCATTCAAGCCTGCTGACTACGAACAGATCGCTTCGCTCATGAACCCCAAGGGCGGTGGCGGTACTACTCCTGATGTTGTTGTCCACTACATCAGGGAACACAAGATCGACGCTCGGGCAATCGTCTGGTTGACAGATGGTTACCTTGGTTGCGATACCCCGAATACCCCAATGCCATCTCTGTGGGGTGTGGTAGAGAACGAGTCATTCGTTCCTACTCATGGCAAAGTCCTGCGTATTTCTGTTTAACTTAATCTTTGGAGAACCTTATCATGAATCAATTCTTATCTGCATCACAAGTTGTTTCCCTCGTTGCCGCTATCGGTGACAAGCGCACAGTAATCGTGGAGGGCGAGAACGGCATCGGCAAGACTGCCCTCTTCCATGCACTACGCAAGCTACCCAAGTTTGCTAACCACATCGCTGTGCAACCTATTGACTGCACTCAGTTGTCTGACGGCTCTGTGTGGATGCCTGACCTCGATCGTGAGAATGGCGTGTCTCGTGAGTTACCCAACGAGCGCTTCGGTGTCAGCGCGTTCAATCAACTCGGTGTCAACAACTCCAAGCCTATCCTCGTGGGTCTTGATGAGATCGCCAAGGCACCGCAGTTCATCAAGAACGTACTAGCCCCGATCATCTATGAGCGCAGGGTCGGCAACTATCACATGCCTGAGGGTAGCGTTGTCGTGTGCTTCACCAATCTATCCATCGAGGGTCTTGGTGATTCCATTCAAGCTCACTTACGCAATCGTCTTGTGTTCGTCAAGATGCGTAAGCCTAGCGCTGACGAGTGGGTCAAGTGGGCTACTGACAATCGTGTCAACCCAATGATTATTGCTTTCGTCAGCAACGAGCCACGCGTTATGCAATCGTTCCTTGACTATGAGAAGGGCGGTATGTTCGAGGGCAAGGACTTGTCCAAGGACAACGGCTTCATCTTCAACCCCAAGTCTATGCAACTTGCATACGCTACGCCTCGCTCATTGGTTGCGGCTAGCGACATTCTCGATGCGGGTCTTGGTGTTCTCGATGACGACACACTTGAGGCGGCTCTCGTTGGTACTGTCGGTGCTACTACTGCACAGGCATTGTCATCGTTCATTCGCTTCGGTCGTGAGATCTGCGAGTACTCTCGCGTTATCAAGTCACCTGATACAGCACCGCTGTCCGACAACCCTACGGCGCAGTTGATTCAGGTATTCCAGTTCGTTACTCGCGTAGCGGACAGGACAGAAGCAGAAGCCATCGTCAAGTACGTGTGGCGTATGCGTGCAGAGATGCAGTCGATCTTCTGCAACACAGTGGCAACAAGTCAGCGTGTGGCTATGTTCGCTACGATCAATGAGTTCGGTCGCATGTTAGCCGAGCACAAAATCTTTTTCTCAACCAAGTAATCACAAGGAGTTCTTATCATGACAACTACACCTCGCCTCAACATCGACACATGCGCAATGCTTGTGGAGTTCAACGCTTCTGTGTGGACAGCACGCAAGCTAGACAAGACTACCACCAACGAAGTGGTGGCAAGCAAGAACGCGGGGGCTAAAGATGCCGCCCGTGTCAACAAGCACCTGCTCGCAGGTCGCACCGAGTTGGACATCATCCAACAAGCGGTCGGTCGCGCACGTCAATTCGTGTACGACAACACAGCACCTTGGTCTGACTCAGGTCTGCGCCTCTTACCTACTGTCAACTTCATGAAGTTCACTGAGCGCATGAATGACTTCGAGGAAGAGATGGAGGCACTGGTCAAGGCTTTCGTTGTTATCTACCCTACGCTTATCACGGCGCAGGCATTGGCTCTCGGTGATATGTTCAAGAGAGATGACTACCCCACCGCTAACGAGATGATGACTAAGTTCTCATTCCGCGTTAACTACATGCCAGTCCCATCATCGGGTGACTTCCGCGTAGACGTGGGCAACCAAGCACAGGCAGAACTCAAGGCTCGCCTTGAATCTCTGACACAGGAACGCATCGACTCTGCTATGGCAGATGTGCGTGAGAGACTTAGCACCCACCTCAAACGTATGTCAGACAGATTGACTACTGACTATGTGGGCGGTGAGGCTAAGCAAAGGCGCTTTCACGACACGCTTGTCGATGGTGCGTTAGAGTTGTGTGATCTCACTAAGGCATTGAACGTAACCAATGACTTGGCTCTTGAGACTGCACGCAGTCAGTTGGAACAACTACTCGTGGGGGTTACACCAACAGACTTACGTAAGAACGAGGCTATCCGTCAAGACGTCAAGAGAAACGTCGATGCCATCCTCGACAAGTTCAACTTCTGAAAGGTAACCATGAAAACTAAATACTTAACACACGTTCGTCGCATATTTGCTACATACGATGCGCCCCCCGAAACCATCCGCAGTTATCAACGCCAATGGGTACGCTCTATCCGTAGGCTTGGTGACAAGTGGTTGGTTGCACGTCAGGTACAACGCTTGGAGTCGTAATGAGATTTCGCAGATCCGCTACACCAAAGAAATATCTGACGCAGGCAGAGGTAGAGAGTCGTCTGTATGGCGCACCTCTGCCTGATCTACATAAGAACACGCGCCCCTTGAGTGAGGGTGCGTTGGAAGCTAAAGAGATTCTCAACAACCTATTACACAGAAAGGAAACGGTCATGCCTGATATTCAGTCTGCACTTCAAACCGCAATCGATGCGTGGGAACCCACCCCCACAGGACAACAACTCAAGGAGAAACTTATGTCTAAAACCCCATTTGCAATTCAGAACAACGTAACCCGAGTCACCTTTGATTATATAAAGTCACACCCGGGCACGACCGCCGCCGCCGCAAGCAAAGATCTTGTCAAGAATGGCTTCAAAGAATCATCAGTTACGGCTCTCATGGCGCAATTTGTCCGCGCTGGTCTGGCTACTCGGGATAACAACCATGGCTATCGCGTGACTGTGGACGAATACGTACCTATGAAGGCGAGCGCTAAGTACACAAAGAAAGATGCGGTCAAGGCGAAGCCTGCGCCTAAGGCGCGTGAGCCACAGAACGATGGCATTGCCGCGCTACATCCCGAAGCTACAAGCAAGCGCGTGGTGAATACGATCGTGTTTGGTAAGCCTCCAGAAGAAGTTGTTAAACACATGAACGTAATACAAGCACGCGAGTTGTATGATTACTTGAAGAAAATGTTTGGAGGTTAATATGAGAGAAGATCTAAGACAACAAGCGTTTCCGGACGACGGCAATTTCGGCATCAGCATGCGCGACTACTTTGCGGTGCGAGCTATGCAAGGTATGCTCAGTAACAACGAGCTAACGACAGTGATAAATTCACACGACCAGTTTGCAGAGATAGCGTACAGAATGGCAGACGCTATGCTGAGAGCGCGAGAAGCGTAACGTGAAGAGTAACCACAATACTATTCGTGCGTTACTCAAACAACACCCCGATGGTTTGAAGTCAAGCGATATTTCTAAGCTAACTGGCATAGACGTTCGTTCTGTCAACAAATCATTGGAGAGTGTGTTTGGCGTATACGTCGATCGGTGGGAGAAGTCAACTCACCGCAATACACTAGCCGCAATTTGGGTAGTCGTTGACGTGCCTGAGAACTGCCCAAAACCAAACTACACTGGCAGAAGAAGCGTAAAAGAATCCAAGGACTGACGTGTTTAGATAAGGCGATTTGTGCAAGCCTAGTAGATGCGACCACACTTTGTCAGCAACAAGGGGCGTCAGTCCTTTAAAGAATGACCTCTTGTTGCTATTCCACAACGCGATACGAGGGGGCGCGTAATCTACTTCACCCCCTCACCTAATTAACAGGAGGTTGACATGTCAACGCCAGAAGTAAAAGTCAAGAAGCAAATACGTAAAATACTAGATGAGTTGGGCGTGTACTATGCCATGCCCATCGGGACAGGATACGGGAACTCAGGGGTGCCTGACTTCCTTGTATGTGCTAACGGCAAGTTCGTTGGCATCGAAGCGAAAGCGGGTAAGGGTAAAACCACCGCGTTACAAGAAGCCCATCTAAGCCGCATACGTGGCGCAGGAGGGATAGCCGTTGTCATCAACGAGGACAACATACAAACTTTAAAGGAGGTCTTATCATGACCAAAGACATAGAAGAAACACGCGAACGTCGGGCTCAACAGCAGAAAGTGGAAGCCGCAGTAGACGAATTGATGGAACTGATGGGTGATAAAGAGGTGAACATAGGCATCTCTGCACTTTTAAGCTACCTGTGTACGCTTGCATACAAGACGGGCTACCCCCGCGATAAGTTAATCGCGTACATCACCACGCTCTACGAAATGCATGAGAAGAAAAAATCATGATGTCACAGGAAGAGCTAGAGCATCGAGTTATGAAGATGTCGGATGAAGAGCAAGCGCATTTCAAGTTGTTGATACACAAGTTGGTGATGTGTTATGGAGAAGGCAAGGCGCAAGCTGTTGTCATTGTTGGCCGCGCTGAAGACGCGGTTGCAGGAGTCGTCACCCTAAACTGTGATGAGATGGAGGCGTCGCAACTTATGTTGGCGGCAAACGATTTTTTCGGCTTTTTAAACGTCCTCGGCGCACCACCCAAGGAGAACTTTAATTGAGCAAACCATACGACAGAATAATAACCATCGACTTTGAGACGTACTGGGACAGCAAAGAGTACACGCTCTCTAAGATGACAACCGAGGAGTACATACGCCATGATAAATTTAGAGCGTTCGGAGCTTGCGTCCATGTATACGGAAGCGATGAACCAATTAGATGGTTTGGAGACGCAGAGCTACGTCAGTACCTTGATGGGGTTGACTGGGGACGAACCGCAGTGCTTGCCCACAACGCACAGTTCGATGTATCAATTATGGAGTGGAAGTACAACGCCCGACCATGTTTCATCTTCGACACGTTATCGATGGCGCGAGCTTTACGTGGCGTGGAAGTTGGTAACAGTCTTGCCAAGCTTTCCAACGACTTTGGACTTGCCCCAAAGGGTAACGCTGTTTACTCGACAAACGGATTGTCCGAACTTACCCCTGTTGTTGAGGAAGAACTTGCGAACTACTGCAAACATGATGTGTATCTGTGCGAGGAAATATTCAAGAGACTTGTTGTTGCTTACCCATCCAAAGAGTTAAGGCTCATCGACATGACGCTCAAGATGTATACGCGTCCGCTGTTGCAGTTAGATCAACCAATGTTAGCAAAGGCATTAGCCGAGGAGGAAACCGCTCGTGAACAACTATTACAGAGGCTCGGCGTGGAAGATGCTGAGTTGGCATCGAACCCAAAGTTTGCTGAACTACTTACAAAACTCGGTGTGGTTCCGCCCACAAAGACAAGCAAGACAACGGGGAAGACCACGCTCGCTCTTGCCAAGAACGATGCCCTATTTCAAACGCTACTTAATAGTGAACGTGAAGACGTTGCCCTACTTTGTCAAGCGCGTCTTAAAGTTAAATCAACCACTGAGAGAACGCGTGCTCAAAGATTCCTTGACATCGGCAAACGCGGCACGCTTCCAGTTCCGCTCTCGTACTACGGGGCGCAGACAGGGCGGTGGACAGCGGCCAAAGGCTCGGCAATCAACATGCAAAACCTCAAGCGAGGCTCATTCCTACGCAAAGCAATTATGGCTCCGGAAGGACACCAACTCGTTGTGGGGGATCTTTCGCAGATTGAACCGCGAGTACTCGCGTGGCTTTCAGATTACGAAGACATGCTCAACATCTTCAGGTCAGGTGGTGACCCTTATGCCGCGTTCGGTGCGCAGATGTTTAACATACCCGGACTCACTAAGGACTCTCACCCCGATTTACGGCAGTCTGCAAAGAGCGCGTTGCTTGGGTGTGGTTACGGGCTCGGGTGGGCGTCCTTTGCGTCGCAGTTGTTGGTAGGCTTTCTAGGTGCGCCGCCTGTGCGGTATTCGCGGGACTTCGCAAAGCGATTAGGCGTCGATTCGGAGTATGCGCAATCGTTCGTAAAGATAACTGACATTGATGACAAGCTGTTCGACATACCACACACGTGTTCTACAGAAGACTTGCTGAACCACGTACTTGCGTCCAAGGCAATCATAGATACATACAGGAGGACTGCGTACCCTGTTGTAGCGTTCTGGAGTCTCTGTGAAACAGCTTTACACAGGGCGCTTGTAAAGGGCGAAGAACTGGTGTATAAATGCATCACGTTCCGCAAAGGTGAGATAGAATTACCAAATGGGATGAAGTTGTTGTACCCTGATCTTCGCTATGAGACGGACGACAAAGGTAGGAGCCAAGCAGTCTATGGGCCACACGCTACCAAGTTGTATGCAGGAAAGATAACGAACAACATTACGCAGGCATTAGCACGTATTGTTATGACGGATGGTATGTTGAGGGTAGCAAAGAAATACCCGATCGCAGGCACAGTGCATGATGAGTTGATTGCTGTTGTACCTGACGATGAAGTGGTTGACGCTAAGACATGGGTCTTAGCGCAAATGACTATGGAGCCGCCCTACATGAAGGGTATTCCATTGGACGCTGACGGTGGCGCTCACCGGAGATATGGATTAGCAAAAAGCTAGGAGAAGCAATGCAGATACCAAAACGCATCAGAGTGGGCAGTATTGAGTACGCCACAATCATGGTCGACAAAGCCAAACGACAAGACACGCTAGGCACAATCGACTACACACACGGCATCATCTGGCTTGCCAAGAGAGATGCTTACGGCAACAAGTTAGATAAAGAAGAACTGGCCGACTCGTTCTGGCATGAGATGACTCACGCTGTACTACACGACATGAAGCACGAGCTATGTAGTGACGAGAAGTTTGTCAGTGCTTTCGCCAACCGCCTATCAAGTGCAATCAACTCAGCCAAACTATGAAACAACCCGCATGGTCACACTCAGCCCTCAAAGATTTTGAGGGGTGCCAACGCCGCTATCATGAAATCAAGGTCTTGAAGAACTACCCGTTCACTGAGACTGAGGCAACACGTTACGGCAATCAGGTACACAAGGCTATTGAGGACTACATCGCAGAGGATAAACCAATCCCTCCTGAGTACGAGCAGTTCAAGCCTGTAGTGGACGCCATGCTGAAGAAGAACGGACGCAAGCTTGCAGAGTATGAGATGGCGCTGACTGTCGACCTCAAGCCTACTGGTTGGAAAGACAAAGACGTATGGGTGCGCGGCATTGCTGACATCCTTGTTGTTAATGACGACAACCTTACGGCGTGGGTGGGTGACTGGAAAACTGGCAACAACAAGTATCCCGATAGAGATCAGTTAGTTCTCATGTCGCTCATGGTGTTTGCCCACTTTCCACACATCCGCAAGGTCAACTCAGCATTGCTGTTCATTGTGAAAAATGATATGGTCAAGATGTCAATGGCACGAGATGACGCCGACAAACACTGGTGGGACTATCGTGAGCGTACAGCGCGGCTTGAAGCCAGCTACGCCAACAACGTGTGGAACCCAAACCAAACGCCACTGTGCGGTTGGTGCCCAGTAAAGACTTGCGAGTTCAACAAGAAACACTGAAAGGAAACACATGCCTTACGTAAACAAACCACGCCCATACGCAAAAGAATATGAGCAATATGACGGCACACCGATGGTCAAGAAAAAACGTGCCGCACGAAACAAAGCACGAGCAATCATGGAGAAGGAAGGACTAGTACATAAAGGAGATGGAAAAGATGTCGACCACAAAAGAGCGCTTTCAAAAGGAGGAAAAACCGTACGTTCGAATCTCCGCGTCAAAGACGCGAGCGCAAACCGTTCGTATGCAAGAAAGTCAGACCACTCTATTAAGTGACATACCGACTGCAAGACTTATCGATCTCTGGGTAGCGCGTTGGGGACATGACTGGGTTGATCTGGTGGAAGTAATAGAAGACCAGTTTTACAAAGACGCGTACGACAGAATGAGAAGAGAAGGTGAACTTGAGATTCACTTCTTAACAGATCGCTCTAAGTATGTGTGTCGTAATCCAAAATAAATAAAGGAGAAGCAAATGGGAAAAGTAAAGAATACGGTAACGCTTACCGCAACTGAGGCCGCGCTTGCTAAAAAATTAGGAATAAGCGCTCAAGTGTACGCACAGGCTATGGGGCAAGCACAGGCTATGGGGCAACAACACGTAACCATGACGGAGTTCAATCCTAACAATGACCCTGTGTACTCGATACCTTTATCAGAGTTAGTCAACTTGTGGCGTGCACGTTATGGAGATACATGGGTAGATGTGTCGGAGATAGAAGAAGACTTTTGGTCTGACGCATCCGCACGTTTACACACAAACAAAAAGATGGAAGAACTAAATCATCACTCAGACAACTCGCCTTGGGCTAGGCTGAAGGAGGACGCGTAATGGTAACGGAAACAACAGGCTTTGAAAATGCGGACACGCAGACACTGCGCAACTTATGGTTAATAGGGTTTGGCGACAATAAAGTTTTGTGCGACGAGCTTGAGTCTTTAATAAGACAAAAAACTGAACTGGGCATGATTGGCTTAGAAGTGTGCCGAAGACAGCAAGCAAGGTCTGTAAACACTACTACTGCCACATCTAAAAAAGCTAGAGAGTTCCATTACGTATTGGAAGAAGAAGATGCAAATAGTTGACGACAAAGCGCTCGTATTGCGCACACGCAACCCAAGTAAGTATGCAATCATTCCAAAGCATAAGGTGCTGTCTGAAGAGAATGGCATCTATGAAGTTGCTGTGTACTGGGGGCTTGATGAAGCACGCGTGCTACGCAATCTTGGTGTGAAAGATGTGCCGTCGCCTATCACTAGGCGCTACGACTGGCCGGGAAAGTTTATACCAATGGCTCACCAAATAGAGACGTCTGCTTTCCTCACACTACACCGCAGAGCGTTCTGCTTTAACGACCCCGGAACTGGCAAGACTTTGTCTGCGCTATGGGCGGCTGACTTCTTGATGAAGCGTGGTGAAGTAAGGCGTGTGTTGGTTCTGTGCCCTCTGTCTATCATGCACAGCGCATGGGTAGGCGACATCAACCGAAGCGTAATACATAGAAGTGTCGTTGTCGCGCACCATGCTCAAGCTAGTCGGCGTATTGAAATGATTCAGCAGGACTACGAGATTGTGATTGCCAACTATGACGGCCTGAACTTAATCGCTTCTGAAGTCAATGCCGATGGTAGGTTTGACTTGGTGATTGTTGACGAAGCTAACGCATATAAAAACCCATCAACACGCAGATGGAAAACACTTGCATCAATCATCAAGCCTGAGACGTATCTGTGGATGATGACGGGCACACCCGCATCGCAGTCTCCAGTGGACGCATACGGACTAGCAAAGTTGGTTAACCCTAGCGGTGTTCCTAAGTTTCAAACATCGTGGCGCGACAAAGTAATGAACAAGCTGACTGTGTTCAAGTGGGCTCCAAAGCCCAACGCTAAAGAACTTGTATACGAGGCGCTACAACCCGCAATACGTTTTACCAAAGACCAGTGCCTTGACTTACCACCAGTCATCACAGTCACACGCGAAGTACCAATGACACCACAGCAAGCTAAGTACTACAAGCTACTCAAAGAGCAGATGCTTTTCCAAGCTGCCGGAGAAACAATCAGCGCAGTCAATGCAGGCGTTGCTGTAAACAAACTGCTACAGATAAGTTGTGGTGCCGCATACACCGATGAAAAAGAAGTTGTGGAGTTTGATGCCGCACCGCGCTTAAATGTTTTGGAAGAAGTGCTAGAAGAGACAAGCCGCAAGGTAATCATCTTTGCTCTGTTCCGCTCAAGCATCAGCACCATTGTTAAGTATCTTACTAATCACGGCTATGCCGTTGACCAAATTCATGGCGACGTGTCTGCTACAAAACGCGGACAAATCATTAACGACTTTCAGACTACAGATAACATACGCGTGTTGGTTTTGCAACCACAAGCAACAGCCCACGGGATTACCCTAACTGCCGCTGACACCGTTGTTTTCTTCGGCCCCCTTATGTCAGTAGAAATGTATACACAATGTATAGCCCGCGCTGACCGCAAGGGTCAGGACTCTGACAAAGTCACTGTGGTACACATTGAATCAAGCCCGATAGAGAAGAAGCTTTTTAAAGCAATGAATACAAAAGTTTCAGATCACGCAATGCTTGTCAGCATGTTCGACAGTGAAGTAAAAAATATTTAAGAAAGGAGTTGCACAAGAATAAATGCCGTGTATGATGTTAAACCTTAGACATAAAACAGGAGAAGCAAATGTTAAGCATAGATGATGAGGAACCTACTCCTCAGGAAGTATCGACAGAGGTCATTGTCCCAATGGACAAGTTGGCCAAGGTGTATCGCAGGATGCAGACACGCATACAAGAGTTGACAACTCAGTATGAGAACGAGGTTGAAGACATTAAACATCAGCAAGAAGCGGTGAAGATCGCGCTTAAAGATCAGATGCTCAAGCTCGGTGTATCCAGTGTACGCACAGACCAAGGCACCGTAGTGCTGTCTACCAAGACACGCTACAACACACAAGACTGGGACTCTTTTAAAGAGTTCATCAAGGAACACGATGCGTTGGATTTGTTGGAGAAGCGTATTGCGCAGACCAACATGGCAACCTTTTTGTCCGAGAACCCACGTCTAGTTCCCGCAGGGCTTAACTCTACAACAGAGTACGCCATTTCAGTTCGTAAACCAACTAAGTAATCAGGAGAAAATTATGAGCAATGTAGCTCTATTCAACCCATCCCAAGCCCCCGCGTTCGCAAAGAACCGCACATCGTTGTCACCTATTGCCAAAGCCTTAGCCGGTGGTGTAGTCGGTGGCGGTACAAAGCGCATCTCCATCAAAGGTGGTGTATTCCGTCTCAACGAAGGTGGCAAAGAGATCGCCGCTATTGAAGAGCGTTACCTCGACGTAGTGATTGTCAATGCCGCGCCTGATGTTTCACGCGTGTTTTATGCCAAGTCTTACGATGGTGAAGCCAGCGCTCCCGACTGCTGGTCACAAAGCGGCAAGGTGCCTAGCCCCGATGCACGTAACCCACAACACACTAAGTGCGATGGGTGCGAACAAAACATTGCGGGTTCTGGTCAGAACAACAGCCGCGCTTGCCGCTTCCAACAACAGATTGCTGTGGTGTTGGCTAATGACATGAGCGGTTCTGTCTTGCAAATGACTGTGCCTGCTAAGTCTATCTTCGGTAAAGAAGAAGGCGAGAACCGCGCACTACAGGCGTATGCTCGTCACTTGGGCGCACAGAACATTGACCCGTCTGAGGTCATCACGCGTATGAAGTTTGATACCAAGTCTGAAGCGCCCAAGCTGTTCTTCAAGGCTATGCGTTGGTTGACTGACGACGAGTTCCCAACTATTCAGCAACAAGGTAAGACAGACATAGCTGTTAAGGCTGTCACAATGTCTTTCTCTAAGTCTGAAAGCGTTTCTGTTCCCGCGCCTTTGAAGATTGAAGGCAAGCGCCCCGCCCCTGTGGTTGAGGAAGAGGAAGCGCCCGCACCCAAGGCTAAGGCCAAAGCCAAGCCCGCGCCCCTGCCCGCAGAGGATGACGAGGAACCCGTAGTTCGTAAGGATGAGAAGAAGCCCAACGCTGTGCCCAAGGCCAAGGCTGACTTGTCTGCCATGGTGGACGACTGGGACGAAGCCGAATAAAGGAACAAGGGGCTTCGGCCCCCACCTACAAAATGGCCTACTCACAACAAGTAATTAACGCAGTCAAGAAAGCGCCTAAGACGTTGGGTAACCAACTCGGGCGTTGGGCTGTGCATCATGACTTCTCTGCCATTAAGATAGCCAAAGTGACAGGAGCCTCTCGGCAATCTGTTTACAACTGGTTCAATGGTGGAGAAGTATTCGTGGCTTACCGACCCTCGGTCGAAGCTATTCTTAAAATTTTACAAGCGTCCAGTACGGGCGACGAAGCTTGGAGACGAACATGCAAAGCATTCAACCTAAAAACTTAAACGATGAAGAGATACTGCGTCAGGTGTACCTGATGGGGCATGAGATGCTTCCAAAAGAATGGGTGGAGGTTCTATGCGAACGCTTTGCCAAGACACTTGATTGGTATCAGGACAGATACGATGAAGGCTTTGCTGACGGCAGTGGCAACGGCTTAGAACACGGATACAAGCGTGGCTTTGAAGAAGGTTTTGCCGCAGGCGTAGATCACGCGAACGACCCCGAATTAAAGTAACCAAAGGATACACATGACATCCGCTGAGTTTTTAGCGGTGGTTTTGCCGTCCGAAGGTTTTGGCCTGTATTGCGCGGTAGAACTCACAAAAGAAAAAGAGCATGTATATGCGGACAAGATTGAAGACCTCATCCCGACAATCGAGCAGTGGCACGCCAACAACTATGACGTCTTCTATGGGCTAGCTACCTTTGACACTAAGCGCAACGCCAGTGAAGCGCAGTATCTTAAGTCGTTCTTTGTGGACTTGGATGGTTACGCATCCAAGAAAGCGGCGGCTGATGCACTGGTTCAGTTTCTACAAGATTCTGGACTTGACGCGCTTGGTACGCCATGGGTGGTTGACTCAGGCGGAGGCTTGCATTGCTACTGGCCGTTGAAGGACGAGATCCCTGCGACTATATGGAAACCTGTTGCTGAGAATCTAAAGCGTCTGTGCAAACAGGAAGGCTTTAACATCGACATGTCGGTGACAGCGGACACTGCGCGTATCTTGCGTGTGCCCGGAACTGCCAACAACAAGAAGAAGTATGCGACGCCGCGCCCTGTGCGCATAGTGCAGGAGGGCGACATTTTTGACTTCTCGACATTCTCCCCGCTTGTTTACGAAAAGTTGGAGGAAGTGTCTATACCTCCTACACCTAAGATAGACCTGCCCGGCCAACGTCCCACTGCGCCAACACGCAGTCAGGTTAAGCTGTTGCAAGATAGCTACACTTTGTTTGGGAACTTTGAGAACCAGTGCGGTCAGATTCAGGACTACATTGCCACAGCTACGGAGGATGGCAAGGAACCTGTTTGGCGTGGGATTCTGTCTTGGGCAAAGGTTTGCGAGGATGGCGCAGAGAAGGCCATCTGGTTGTCGGACATGCACCCGTACCCACACGAGCGGATGCACCAGAAGCTTAACGAGATCAAAGGGCCATACGCGTGCATGAAAATGGACAGCGAGAACCCCGGCATCTGTAATAAGTGTAAGCACTGGGGCAAGATCACCAACCCACTGATACTGGGGCGTGAGATCAAGGTGGACAACACCGCCAAAGAAATCATGCTGACAGCGCCTGCCGAGGAAGACTTTGACGAAGCTGAGCTTGACTCTGAGGAATCCTACGAGCCAGAAGATACGGGTTTACCCTTAGCACCTAGCATTGTGCGGCCTGTGCCCCCTCGTGGTTACAGCTATGGCGAGCATGGCGGCGTGTACTGCACACGCACTGAGGAAGATGAAGAGGGCAAGAAGATAAAGAAAAACATTCAGTTGATTCCTTACGACTTGTTTGTGGTTGACCTCTTGAAGATGGAGAACGACCACTTGGTTCACATGGCCGCTGTGCGTCCCGAAGGCGTGCAGACGCTTAACTTCCCACAGAAATCTATTGTCAGCAAGGACGAGACACTCAAGTGGTTAGCCAGTCAGAACATCGTGTCAACCTTTGCGGGTCACGACAAGACGCTGTTTGAGTATGTGCGTTCATGTGTGGGCGAGGCTTCTCAGAACCGCAAGCCAGTCGAGGTGCCGTTCCAGTGTGGGTGGCAGGCAGATCAGTCGTTTGTATACAACAACCGCGTGTTCAGTAGAGATGGTCGCGAGACTCGAATTCCAATGCCGGGGCTCGAAAACATTAACCGTAACACCAACGGCAAGGGCGACCTTGATACGTGGCGGAATCTGTGGAAGACAATTTTTGTAGAGAAAGAGGGTATGGAGACAGCCTTGGCTGTAGCTCTGGATTCCTTTGGATCACCGCTTATGCGCTTTACTGAGTACGAAGGATTTGTCTGGCACATCGGTTCACAATGGTCAGGTACGGGTAAATCCCTAGTACTTAGCGCCAAAGCAGGCGTATGGGGTCACCCTCTGCGCTACCGCACAGGCAAGAGTACTTCTCCTGTTGCAATGCAACAACGGGCGGGTTTGCTTAACAGCATGCCGCTTCTGATCGACGAGATCACCAACACCCAACGCAAGGACATGGAGTGGGCACCCGCCTTTATTTTTGACTACGCAGAGGGTCAGGGCAAGGAGCGTATGGAGTCCGGCTCCAACAAGGAACGTATCAATAACAGTACGTGGACAGCTACCTGCACGATGACGTCCAACACGAAGCTAACCGACTACATGGCGGGGGCTAGGGCTCACAGTTCCAACGGCGAGCTTCTGCGTATGCTTGAGTGGACGCCCCATGTAAAGCTTAAGTTTACAACTGAAGAGCGCAAGACTTTGCTCGATATTAAACGCAACTACGGCATAGCGGGTGAGGCTTGGGTGCGGTGGTTAGCTGTCAATCAGAAGACTGCCGAGGAAATTGTTCGCAAGGTACATGTGCATCTGAAGAAAGTTTTTAATTTTAACGACGATGAGCGTTATTGGCACACAGGGTGTACTACAACTGTAGCGGCGGCGATTCTTTTGCGTAAGGAATACTCTGGCATCCTAGACGTGGAGATCAACAAGGTCATCAACGCTCTAAAAGGACTTGTGGAGAAAGCTCGTGGCGTCATTAAGACCAGTGTGCGTTCTGCTGAAGATGTGCTCAACGCCTACATCGGTGACAACTACGGAAGCTTTATTGTTCTGAAGAAAGTCGAGGGCAAAATCTTGGCAGCGTGGGGCGATAACGGCGACATAGTTGACCGCTCGACCACCAAGAGCAAGGTGCTCGGCAGAGTGGAGCACGGGCTTTTGACACCGGGTTACAGAGAGTTCTACATTGAAGAGCAGTTACTCAAAAAGCATTGCGTGAGCATGAGCTTTGGCTACGACGAGTTCAAGGCGCAGATGGAGGAGTTGTTTACCTGCAAGTACGTCAAGAAAGATATGCTGTCCCGTACCAACGGCCCTGCCATGCGTGTGAACACCATGCACATAACTTTTAGGGACGAAGTCTTTGATGGTAATAATTTATCCGTGGGCGAAGCTAAAGCCGGGTGAGGGCTTTTTCGTACCGGGGCTAGACGTGGAAAGGGTGAGGGAGTTGGGCTTACGTGCCGCTCTCCCTCACCGCATCCAAGCGCGTGCTGTCGTAGGTATCAAGAACCACCAATTAGGCGTATGGTTTTATCGGAAATTTCCCGCGTCGTATTTGCAATCGCAATCTTCATCTTCCTAATCTCGTCAAGTTGCTTACGCTTGGCTTCGCCAGTCATATCAGATGCGGCAATAGCACGCTCGGCTTTGGTCAACATGTTCATGTTTGTCTTAAACGTGTTGGCCAGTTCAGACTGCATATATTCTGTGCCGCGCTTGGTAATCAAGGCTTCAGCTTCTTGCACCTTGCCCTCTTCCACCAATTTATTAACCGTGTTCTTAACTTGCAGAACATCGTTCATACGCTCGTACACAGAGTTGATGATGCCGCCTGCGTCGTTAGGTTGGAACGCACCGCCGATAATTGGGTACTCAGACAAACGCCTGACCGCCCTCTCTGGGGTCTCTTTAACTGGTACGCCAAGGCTGATAGCCTGCAAGAAAGCTAGACCCATCGTTCCTGTATAGCCGTTGACAAGCGCCTCAATCTTAATTGGCGACACGCCCAAGGTACTACCGACAAACTTGGCGGCATCGGTTGTGTTGACGCGGTACTGCTCTTCAGGCAACAACTGCTTTTCGCGTTCTGACAAAAGGTCGCGGCCTGTGTAGAACGACTTGCCAAGACCTACTTCGATCAAAGGCTTGGCCGCTTGCGGTATGCCATACGATGAGCCGCCGGGAATTGTCTGCAACAAGATCTGTTTGAACGCCTTGACTGCTTCTTCTCCGCCATGTTCTGTGGTCATGCTGTTGTACAGCGCCTCAGGGATAGCTTTGAAGATGTAACCAATTTCAAACGGCACAGGGATTTTGATAGGCTCATCCAAGCCGGGCAGACGTATGAACCAGTTGCCGTACTTCTGGTCTGGCGTAGCGTTCTTATAGGCTTCGTCGTCCTCCATCATCACGGCGTAGGCAAACGTAGCCGCCGCCATCATGCCACCACGCGTCAACATTTTTTCACGGATGCGCAGTTGGTCGTTGAAAGGCATATTGCCGGACATTGCCTTGTACATCACGTTCAGACCTTGGATCTGTGCGTTGAAGAAAGGTATCAATGCGTTGGCTACGTGCACACTTGGAGAAGCTCCGCGTTTGTTAAAGTTCATGGACTCAAGCGCCATGAGCGTAGCTTCCATCTCTGACAAGCCTTGTTCAATGTAGCTGTTGTACTGGGCACGACGTGTAAGAGCGTCCGCCTCCATACCCATTGCTTCAAACCTTCCCAGAGCTTTCATCCATCCGGGCTGACCGTCTGTAATCTCGCGCAGAATCATTGACAAATCTTCACTTGTGCCACGGAAGTACTGCCCGCCCACAATGCCGCGCTTCTCTAGCTTCTCTTTAGCCGCACCGTTGATCTCTTTCAAAGCGCCAAGCACAGGCATGAAGTCCGCGCCTGACAGGATAGGAGCCGCCAACGAGTCACGGAACAACTGCTTAGCCATGTACAAAGGGCTTAGCGTAATAGCTTTACGTAAGAGTTGCGCAGGCATAGCCATGACACGGAACAGGAACGGCATCTGCGTGGGGATACCCTCCATGCCCTTGACCAAGATGTCCGCAGGCACGCCTGTCTCAAACTCCTTGTTGCCTATCATTACCTTCTCTGTAGCAATGATTGCGTAACGGTCATCTCCGTCT